TTTAATTATATTTAAAGTAAATTTATTTACTTCTATAGCAAATTTCAAAAACTTTAAAGTAAAAAAAAATAAAAATAATTATAAATTAATCTTTTACTTCTTCATTTATTTCATCATTTTTTTTTGCATCTGATTTATTATTATTATTATATACATTATAACTCTTCATTATAGTGCTTAATGATGTACCTCTTGAATTTACTAAATCTTCAAGTTTATTAAAGTCTTTTTTATCTAATAAATGTTTTACTAATATTTTAAATATTTTTGTCTCACCTAATCCATCAATAGTTAGACTCAGAACCTTATCATTGAAAGAATTAACTTTCAATTTTGAACCATCTCGCTTTGGTAATATATAACTGTTATCTTTTAGATTTAATTTATTTAATTCTTCTTTGAATTTTTTATCTTTTATTTCAATAGTTTTAGACCCAAATGTATTATCTGTTTTATAATCATTAATTACTAATTTTATATTATTTTTTGTTTGAACTAAATAATTTTCATCTTCTTGTTTTTCTGGTAATTTATTTACATATAACAGGTTAAGGTCTTTGTTTCGTAATCCATAAGTTATTAACAAATAATTTAAGATATATCTTATACCAACCAATTCATTTAATTTTTCATTAATTTCATTATAAGTTGGTAGTTCTGATTTTGTTGAACTCATATTTTCTTTTCGTAATTTTATAATTTCATTTCTTAAATCATTTCGTAGTTTTATTAATTTTTCATGTTCTAAATTTAAATGTCTACGAACTAAAATTATCATATTTAAATATAAACTTAAAGTATTTGGATTATTATAAAGTTCTTTTAACTTTTTAATAATTGTTGGTTGAGATGTAGTTATATTAAATGGTAGAGTTTTAGCTGTTTGCAAATATGTTTTTTTTGTCTGGTCAGATATTTTATCTTGTTTTTCAATATATTCATTCATTAAATCAATATTAGTTTTTTTACTCATTATATAATATTAATTAGAAAATAATTTTAAATTAATAATTTAATTATATTTTAAGTTGGAGCACCGGTTGATTGACCGGCTACTGGTTGCTTATCTTCATATTTTTTTAATTCTCTGCTAATTCTTTTTTTCTTATTAGTAGCATTTTCTAATGAAACACTATCAGCAAATACTTTTCCAAATAATCTTAATACAATAGCATATATACTATTAACACCAGCAGTTGTAAAAATTTTATTTTCATCATTTAAATATTCTTTTAATTTTGGTACATCATTAGGATTTGGTAGCATAACTAATCTTTGACCTAATAAACTTTTAGTTTCATTAATTCTAACTAATAATTTTTCTTTACCATCTTCAACTCCTAATTTAACAATTGGATCTAATTTATTATATTCTACTATAATTTCTTCTTCTGTTTTATTTATTTCTCGTAAGGATTCGCCTACTTGTTGTCCATTTAAATTTTGAATTTTTGACCTTAATCTAATTAAAGCGTTTGTTTCATCTGCTAATTTTTTTTCAAATAATTCTAATGATTTCTGTTTTTCATCATCTTTTAATCCTTGCTGTTGTATATCAGTTTCTAATTGTGGTACTTCGTTGCCTTGTGTAATTTCTTTAAACGGTATTTTTTGTTCTGTAAATAATTCAGCCATTAAATCTTTTGGCTCTTTTTTAAAGTCATTTTTCATAGCAGTATCAACAGCTTTAACCATAGGCTCTGTTAATATATATTTTCTATCTTGTGGTCGTAATGATTCAAAATATTTACTATATTCATTTAATATATTAGTTTGTGCTATTTTAAAGTTATTATATCTTGTTAATGGTATATGATATACACCAGGTAATTTTTGATTTTGTTGAGTCACAAATTGTAGATTTTTTAAATCAAATTGAAATTTTTTATATATATCATACCATCCAGGTGGAGTAATTACTGTTTGTCCATTTTCTAATGTATTACTTTCATAATTACTTGTATCTACTGGTGGGGGTTGAGGTGATTGTGGTTGAGGCTCATCTGGTGCTACTGGTTCTGTAGGAATATTTTGTATTGGTGGAACCACTGGTTTGGGTGGTTTAATTACTGGTTTATCTCCTTGTGGTAATAATGAACCAGGTGTGATCGGTGATTTAGGATCTTCGTCTGCTGTTGTATTTGGATCGCTGGGTGGTTGAATTGGTACATCAACGCCAGATTTTTCTAATTCTTTTTTAGTTTCTTGTGCTATTTTTTTTAATGCTTCTAATTTTTCATCAGATTTTGGAGCTGTTGGTATTTTTTGTATTGGCTGTGACGGTATTGGTGTCGGTGGAATTACTTGTGGTTGAACTATTTGTTGAGGAAATACAGATGGTAAATTTGCAAATCTATTAATACCTCCTCCTAATCTTAATGGAAAACCTCTTGAAGGTTGAGATAATTTTTGTTCTGCTGCTGCTATTAATTCACGCATTTTTTGAGTTTTATTAACTACATCACTAATAAATAATTTAATATCATCATTTTTTTTTAAATCTGCTTTTGTAATAGTAGAAACACCTAATTCTTGAGGTATTTTTACTTTTTTTTCAACTGCTTCTTGTTGTACACTATCATAAGTTTTTAAATCTTCTTTTAATTGTTCTAATAGTTCATCCTTTTCTTTTTCTGATTTACTTTTAGTTTTTCTTTTTGGTTTTTTTTTAACTTTTCTAATTTCTGTATCTGACGGAAATATAATCTGAACACTTTGATTATTTAAATTTGAATCATTCATAACAGTAGTATTATTTTTAACTCTTTCTACTGATTTAATTTTTTTCTTTTTTTCAGTAGTCATATATTATATTATTATAAAATAAAAATATTATTAATATTATATGTATAATAATAATAGTAGTTTATTACCACTGAATGATCCAGAATTGCAAAAAGAAGAACATGCAAAAAAAATAAAACCTACAATAGAACGATTAAATAATCAATCAGAAAAAAAATATAATGAATTTGTAAAAAATATAAAAGTAAAAAAAACTAAAAGTAAAAAAAAATAATTAAAATATAATTATATAATATATGCCTCGTAATATTACAAATACTTTTGAAAATGTTAATAATAGAAATATTACTAATAGTATATTAACTAATTCTTTACAGGCTACTTTACCATTAGAATTAACCGATGATGGAACTGATAATATTATTTCAATAAAAGGCTTATCATCATTAGGTACAAGCAATCAATTTTTAAGAATGAAATCAGATGCATCTGGTTTAGAATTTATAACTTTAAATCTTGTTGATTTAAATTCTACACAGACTTTAACAAATAAAAGTTTATCTACAAATTGTAGTTTTACTGGTAATAGAATAGCTAAAGCACATTTAGATATAACATTAGTAGATACAGACAGTAGTCAAATAGTAGAAAATAAAATTTTAAAAAATACATCTTTAAATTATCAAAGTAATCAAACAACATTAGTAGGTAGTTTTAATCAACAAATATATTTAGATGGAACTGTAAATGTAAATCAAAATGGTTCAAGAGGTGTAATTAGGCAAGCAAATAATGATAATATGGCTATTTATATAGGACAAAATTTATTAAATGCAACTGGTATGGCTTTTTATAGTTTTAATGATTTTCAATTTTATAGTGGAAATAATACAAATATAAATTTACCAAATATGCCTTTAAGATTTGCTATTAGTCATACAGCTATAAGTATGTTAGTAAATACAATAGTAAATGGAAATTTAAGTGTATCATCAACATTAACTTCAGGTGATCTGACTGCAACAAGTTTAAATTCTAAAACTGTAAATGTATTTAAAAATAATGATAGTGGATTATTAGAAATTTTTAAAAGTAATGTTGATAGTTCTAATAATAATGGAACTGCTAAATTAAAATTTACAATTGATAATATTAATACTTCTGCTGGTAGTTCTGTATTAACTAATATATGTGAAATGGGTATATTAGGAAATACACAATTATTTACATTAAAAAATCCTGTTAATGATATAGAATTTATAGCACAAACTAATATTAATTTAAAAAAAAATGATAATACACCAATAAATTTAAATTTTTATAAAGGTAGTAATTTTACAAGTTTAGTAGCAAATCTCGCATTAAATAGTGATATTACTGTTAAATTACCTACATCTGGTGGAACATTAGCCTTGTTAGGCGATGTGCCTAATATAAGTGCTACAACTCCTATGGTTTTTAGTAGTAATACTATTTCAATAGCTGGATTGACTGGGTTTGGGTCTGCTAATCAAGTAATTCAAGTTAATAGTAGTGGAAATGGATTTCAATATGGTGATCTACCAAATTTTTCTACTTTAATATTAAGTGCTACTGATATATCTACCAATTCAATATTATTTAATCCAGCAACTAATATTGGTAATAGTTCAAGAAATGTAAATATTACAAGTGCTTTATTGTTTTTGAATGCTAACGGTGCTAATATAAAATTTTTAAATAATAATGTTGAAAAAATGGCGATTAGTAATACTGTTGTTTTAGTTAAAAATAAACAGTTAATAACCAATAGTGGGACTTCAATAGTTTCAGATAGTCAATTACAAGTAAATAATTCAGCATTAAGTAAATTATTAATTAGTTCAGAAAGCGGTGATTGTGAGTTAGCATTTCAAACTGTAAATAGTTCTACTACGCACAGTAGCAGAATATATTTTAGAAACGATGATAGAGGCATGGACTTTAAGGACGCACAAGAATATAATTTCATAGTTGGAACAACAAATACTCATAGTAGTTTTACAATATTTAATACTTTAACATTATCAAAAAATAAAGTATTAATTAGTGCTGATAGTATTGGTTTAGAAGGATTAGCTGCTAATCTTGAAGTTCATCAATCCACGGGTGAAACAAGATTTTTAGTTAATAATTCTAACAGTTCAGGCGACGCTTTTGCAAAAATGTACTGGAAGAGTAATGCTAATTTTTGTGAGTTAAATTTTACAAATAATACAGAAAAATTTTCAAGTGCTGGAATGAGAATTTTTGATATTAATATATGGAATGGTAGTTCTAATAATAGCAGACTAAAAATTACTGATACATTAATGACTGTAAATAATATGACGGTTATTAATCACTTTACTCAAATAAATTATAATAATGCTAATTCATTTTTACAATTAACCAGTAATGTCCCAAATAGTAAAGTAGGATTACATTTTTATCAAGGAACTAATAATTTCCAATTGTATTTAGATTTTAATAATAGTAATTTAGTCACAACAGTTAATCGTTTTCAAATTACAGGGAGCGATCCAACAATAGTTGATAGTTTTGGTAGAAATTTAATTGGTAAAGCAACAACAGGCAATACACAGGGCACAAATGTAGGCAACGCAGTTGATAATTTATATTTATCAGGTGCTTCTTTTACAAATATTAGTAGCGGAGCGAGTAGTGGTAGTTTAACAGTAAAATCAAGAATAAATAAAACATTAGAAACAGAAACAAATAAAAGTGAATATTATTATAAAGTAGATACTACTGGTTTTGATACAGCAAATTTACGCGGTCAAATTTTTCCAGGCAACGATGGAGATTTTGCTATGTTATCACATAATATTCATTTGCGATTACATGCTGGAATAACAATAGGTCAAGTTAGTGCTATAAATGCTGCGAATGTAGCAATTCAATTATTTGTTTCTAATGCTGAACGAGGTTTTATGACCAGTAGCCAATTTACTTTATTTGTTCGACAAGATATGAGTAGAAATGCTATTACTTTTAGAGACGCTGGTGATATGAATCATAGTATAATTTTTAATAATTCGATCGATGGCTTGCTCGCCACCGGATTCGAGCGTATACAATTTCAAACAAGATATGGGATAGCATTCGAGGCTAAAAATGACGGCACAACTCCTAAATTATGTGCTCCTAACGGTATGAGCTGTAATTCAGATGATAGAATAAAATTTAATGAAACACCAATTACAAATGCTATTGATACCATAAAAAAATTAAATCCAGTATTTTATAATAAAGCAAGTGAATTAGATTATACAGGTGATACACATAAATTACCTACTGAATACGGATTTATAGCACAAGATGTATATAATAATGTGCCTGAATTAAGAAATTCAGTAAATTTTGATAAAACATTAAAAAGAAATTTTGTTGATGATAATTTAGATGGTGAGTGTGTTGAAGATATATATAATCAATATGTAAATAGTGATGGTGATACTATTACAGAACGAGACATTTGTGGTTTTGACTATACTAATTTACACGCCATTAGTATTAAAGCAATTCAAGAATTATTGTTAGAAGTTGAATTATTAAAAAATAGGATACAAGTTTTAGAAGGCTCAATTTCATAATAAATATATTATATAAAAATATAATATGCCTTATCATAAATCAAAAAAAGATGATAAACCAAAAATGGTTGTTGTTGTAATGAAAAAAAAAGATACAAAAATGAAACCAAAAAAAGAATTAAGTAAAGTTCAAAAAGATTTAATGAAGGAAATAAAATCTAAACATAGTAAAGAGCATATGGATGTTATGAAAAAAGCTATGTTAGCAGGGGAATGCTTCCAAAGTGCCCATGCGATTGCGATGCGTAAAGTCGGGAGGTAATTAAAAAAAAATATTATAATAAAATATATGAGTAAATTTTTGGATAAAGAATTATATTTTGAAGCAAAAAGAATAGCAGATAAAACATATGAAAAACATAGTGCTTATAAATCAATGTTTTTAGTTAATACATATAAAAAATTAGGAGGTAGAATAGATGTTTCAAAAAAAAATAAATCTGGTGGAACTTTTAAATGGAATGCTGAAAAATGGAAAAATTTAACACCATACGCATTAGGTAATGTAAAAACTATAAAAGAAACACCAGCTTGTGGTTTTAAAGGTAAAAAACAAAAGGATAATCCTTCTATATGTAGACCAACTGTGAAAATAGATAAAACTACACCAAAATTAGCACAAGATTATACTAAATCACAAATAAAAAAAGCTTTTGAAATAAAAAAGACTGGTAAAAATATTAAATGGGATAAATTATAAATCAATATTATTTAAAAAAGTTTATCTAAATTATATATTATGGAAATATTATTAGAACAAAATTTAGAAAAAGAATTAAAACCATATTTTAAAAAATATAAAAGTTTCTTATTAGATTATGATGAAACTTTGGATGAATTTTTAAGCGATCATAATAACGCTTGGAATTTATTTATAATGAGTATAGTATCAGATAATAGTAATTTAAAAAAATGTGTAAATAATTTAAGATCAAAAGGTGTAGATGCAAAAGTTATAAATAAATACTTTTACTATTTTATAAAAATGAAATATAAGATGGATCATAAGCAATACTCATGGAATGAGCAAATTGAATTCGACTTAGACCTTGAAGATGTTGAAATTAGTACAACTAAAATGAGTTTTTTTTAAAATTGATTCTATATTTTTAATCTACATAAAAAGAAGAGTGGGATATAATATAATGAGTGATTATAAAAAACAATGGCGTATTAAAAATAAAGAAAAACTAAAAGAACAAAGTAAAAAATATAGAGAAACTCATATAGAAGAAATTAAACTATGTAAAAAAAAAATTTATGAAAAACATAAAGAAAATTGGAAAATAAATGGAAGACCTACATATATTTATAAAATACAATTAGATGATAATTTATATATAGGTTCTACTTATAATATAAGCGGAAGAATGTGGGAACATAAAAACAGTCTACATATTGATAGACTTTTATATAATAAAATTCGTGAATTAAATTGTGATTTTAATATGGAAATTATAGAAGAATTTAAGACTTTTAATAATAAAGAAAAATTACAAAAAGAACAAGAATATATATTATCACTTAAACCTAATTTGAATGAGGTAAAAAGTTATTCTACAAAAGAAGAAAAAAGAGTACATAACCTTAATTATATGAAACAAGATAAAATTAATAATCCACAAAAATATATTGATAAATCAAAAGAACAATATAATAAACATAAAGATAAAAGAAAATTATATAGTAAAGAATATTATGAAAAAAATAAAGATAAGTTAACTGAAAAAATTACATGTGAATGTGGATGCATAATTAGTAAATATTGTTTGACCAGACATAGAAAAACACAAAATCATATTAAACTAATGGAATGTAAATAATTTTTAATCTAATATAATATATATGAATAAATTAAAATTTGAAAAGTCAAAAGTAAAAAATAAAAAATACTCCGTAGTCACACCAAGTGGAAAAAAAATTAACTTTGGACAACTGCCTTACAACCATTTTAAGGATACAACACCATTAAAATTATATAAAAATTTAGATCATGGTGATAAAAAAAGACAAAAAAATTATTGTGCTCGTAGTGCTGGAATTAAAAATAAAAAAGGTGAATTAACTAAAAACAATAAGGAAAGTCCTAATCATTATTCTATGATGTATTTGTGGTCGTGTGATAAAATAGGATTTATGAATTAGTATTTTCTGTTGTATTATTAAATTCTTTTATTCCTTCTTGTTCTGCTGGAACTTTACGTTCACAAGAAATACAACCAAAATTAATATTAGTGCATCTTGAATGTTGTATTTGTGATATTATTGAAACTATACCTTGAATACTAATTGTTAGTATCATCGGTAAAGTTAAAGCATTAATCATATAATACTATATAAATAAATAAATTTACTTTTACAAATTTTTAAAAATATAAATTAAGTAATTTTTATTTTATTTTTTTCTAAATTAAATATATATGTATAAACAAATAAAAAATTATGAAGGATTATATTGGATTGCACCAAATGGAATAGTTATTAATAAACATTATAAGATTGTAAAGTCCAGACAAAATAATAAAGGATATTTAATTATAAATTTATATAAAGAAGGTATAGCACATACTTTTTTAATACATAGATTATTAGCTTTTACTTTTTTAGAATGTCCTAATAAAAATTATAATATGGTAGATCATATAAATGGTAATCCATTAGATAATAGATTATGCAATTTAAGATTTATAGATAAAGCTGGTAATAATAGACATAGAATAAAAATTACTAATAAAAATGGTTTTATTGGTGTATATAAAAGAAATAAAAAATTTTGTGCTGTAATTAGGAATGAACAAGGTATAAAAAAATATTTAGGTATATTCAATACACCAGAGGAAGCCCATAGTAAATATATGGAAGAATATAATAAAATTATGGAAAAGTATAGTTTTACAAGAATGCAAAGTTAATCAGATTCTAAATCAGAATCATTTTCAAATTGAACTAAATTAAAATTACTATAATATCTTTCTTTTTTTGGTTTTTTATTTAATATTAAAAGAAAATTATATTTTTTTTTAAATGCTGTTTTAAATAATTGTTCTTGTTCTTCATTTGATAAATCAGCCATTAATTCATCTTTAATACAATTCTTTTCTTTTGTATTTTGTGTGACCGAACGCAGTAAATAAACAGAACTACAATTAATTCTAAATATTAATGGTAAAGCATTAAATTTCTGACTCATAATCCATATACTTAATCCAGCTGATCCAGTTTTATTTGGATTATTTAAAATATGTCTACGATTTAAAATGCATTTTGTTAAAAAATCTGCTTCTTTATTATTTTTCAAACTTTTAATAACATCATCTAATATTATTAATACATTATTATTTTCATCATCTTCTTGTTCAGTTTCTATAATCTGTTTCATCAAATCATCACTATATTTATTAAATATTCTATTTTCATTTAAATTTAATTTATCTAATGGTAAAGATTGTAATGAAGCACTAATTAAATATATTCTATCAAAATATTTATAATAAGCTCTACTTTTTTCTGGATGTTTTTTTGTTGGATGACTACATAATAATTGTAATACTAATGATGTCTTTCCAGATCCAGATGCTCCAACAAAAAAACTAAACATATTAATAGGCTCTAATGGTGGAGTTGGTATATATGGTAGATTACTCAAATCATCTACATTTTGTTTTACTAATTCAAAATTATTTAATTTTAAATTTTCTATAACTTTCATAAATATAATAGTTATAATATTAAAATTTCAAATTTATTTTCTAATATAAATGTATAAAGAATGTCTTTAACTGAATCATTACCACTTTCTATGAGATACAGCGTCACGGGGAGTGATGCTATTCCTTCCAAGACTACATTAAGCCGCTTCGATGCTACAAGTGCTTCTTACAACTCTGGCTCAAACAACAAAATATTAATCCCAGTTGCTGCTGGCGATAAATTCATAGATACATCAAAAGGTTATTTATATATGAATATTGCTTCTAATCACACTGACGCTAATGGTACAAACAAAGCTCATTTAACTGGTAATGGAGCATGTGTTATTCAAAAATTAGAGATTGCTGTTTCGGGCAGCTCGGGCAAAGTAGAATCTATTTCAGATTATAATGTATATCATTTATATGATGAATTATGGTCAAGTAATATTAATGATTTAACTTACCAAGCAGCTACTGTTGGTGCTGGTGGTGCTGCTCTTGAATCTGATGCGTTAGGTGTTGATTTAGCCAAAGCGGGAGCAGCTGGTAATTCTATAAATGTTGCTATTAAATTAAATTGTGCTTTCTTAAATACATATTTCAAAAAAGCTCTTCCAGCTGGTATGAATAGCTTTCAGATTGAAATTACATTAGATTCATTTGCTAATGCTTTTACTGAAGCAGCTACTGTTGATGCTCCTTTTACTTATACTGTTTCTGAATGCAGGTTTTACTGTCCGTGTTATCAAATCCTTGATGAACAGATTATGGCTTCATACGCTCAACAGGTAGCAAGTGCTCCAATAATGTGGGTCGGTCAATCTGTAAATACTATTGTAAATGCTATTGCTGCCGCAGGAGGCAAACAATCACTACAAATAAATTCAAGCTATCGTTCATTAAATGGCTTATGTACATTAGTAAGAACTTCTGAAAATTTAAATACTCAAACTAAAAATAGTTTAAATGCTTTTAACTTAACAAATATATCCAGCTATAAATATCGTATTATGTCTGAATCATATCCTTCCGATGATGTTGAGATTAGCAGCACAAATACATGTCGCTCATATATAGAGGCATCTAAAGTTTTTGCTAAACACGGAGAAACACATGCTGTTTGCTCTGCTGTTTCAGTCACACAGTGGTTAGCTGATGACGACGCAGCCAACGCATCCGTAGGTCATGGTTCTATGTGTGTAGACCTCAAAAAATTCAGTGATGAAAGATTAATTATGCAAGGTTTAGACACTACAGCAGGAGGTCCAAGTAATCTTGAAATAACTTTTAGCAGTGCTCCATCTGCATCTACTGCCGTCACATTAGCACTACACGATCGCATGTTTGTACACAACCCAAATGGTGTTGTAGAAGCTCAATTTTAATTAATCTTTTAATTAAATTTTTTTAATTTAAAAAAAATATTATATATAATATAATGGAAGGATCAGAGGAAGCAGAAATTTATAAAGTAGATTTTAATAGAGATTATAGACAAGAATTTTTAGACAAATATTCAGCAGATAAAATTTTAGATGAACCTGTTGATGATAGTTGGGTAGAATTAAAACATAAAAAAGCTTTATTTGCTTATTGTAAAAGTATGGTTGATTCAAAATATAATAAATATCCTGATCCTATGTACACCTTATTAATAAAAAAAATGTATTATGATGCTATTAAAAATATTAATAAAGAAGATTATATTAAAGAACAAGAAGAATTAAATAATATGTCTTTTTTGGAAAAAGAATTACAAATTGTAAAAGATAATGAAACATTAGAAATATATTTAAATGAAAATAATAATGAAAAATAAATATATTATATATATATAATGAATAATATCAAAATATTAAAGTTAAATAGTTTAGATGCTTCTGTTTCATTAAATAGCGATAAATCAAGTTTTACTTATGTTTTAAATAATGTTGATATACGCAATAAAGGCAAATGTTTAGTAGAGGTAATGAGTGCTGTTGTTCAAATATGTGCTAATAGTGATAAATCAAATAAAGTAGTTGATAATAATCAAAGTATAATTGTTTTAAGATGTAATATAGATCAAGAAGGATTATCAACCGAAACAAATGGTGCTGGTAATATAATTGCAACTTTTAGTGATATTGAAGCAAAAACATCTGCTAATGCCGACCAGACATCACCATTAACTTTTATATGTAATGAATTACCAAGTCAAATTGTTGTTGAACGAATGGCTTATACTGCTGCCGATCCATCTGTATTAGAGGCTGCTAATACATATACTACACGACCATTATTATTTTCAGTAGATTTAAAAATTACTTTTCTTGAAAATTTAAATTAAATTAATTCTTTAATCAAAAATTATTTTTTTATTTATTAATAGAATTTTATTTTTATATTTAATAATTAATTTAAAATATTTAGAAAAAATATCTAAATATATAATATAGAATGGTACGAGCACAGAAATATACTTATGATACATTAGAACAACGCAGAGCTATTTATAGAGAGAAGGACAGAATAAATCACTTTAAAAATTATTGGAAAAGTAATTATAATATTATAGTACCAGAAGATCAAATAGACTTTTTTAAAGCTAATAAAACTATTATTAAAAAATCTTTACCGATTTTAGAAACTTTAAAAAATTTACAATTTGTAGAAAATACTAATGAAAATTAAATTACTTTAATGAAAATTAATTTATAATTTTTTTTTAACTTGATTAAATATTTCTATACATAATTCATTTGGTATTTGATAAACTTTATCTATCAAACCATCACCTCCTGGACAATATACTTTATATTGTATATGTGTATGTGATTTATCACATCTATTTAATTTTAAATTAAAATTATTTAAAAATACTGTTGGTTTTTTTATAGGGTAATTATACATACAATAATCACATATAGTATAATCATAATTTAATATGTTTCTGTTTATAATAGAATTAAATTTATTATGATAAGGGTTTTCAATTGTAAATGTAGAATTATTAAAATAATTAATAATTTCTTTTACTTTATATAATAATAAATCACTTTCTTTTAATTTTTCATTATGTATTTCTGGTGTAAATAAATATTTATTATCACCTCTACCCTTATATCTATTATACCAAGTCTGTTGATTTTGAGACATATAAATACAAGGTGGACTAAAATGCAAATGATTAAAATAATTTTTATCAAACTTTTTATAATCAAAATCTAATATATTTACACATTCAGTAGGATTAAATCTTTTTTCTAAATCAACACTATAAACCTCCCAATTATTATTTTCAAATACTTTACCAACTGATTTAGTACCACAGAATATTTCTAATAATCTCATATATTATATAATTATATTTTAATTAAATTTATTTTTTTTTATATCCAAATTAGATATAAACTATTTATAAATATCGTAATATACACATATAAGAACTATGATTAAGGAAGAAAAACTAATGCTTAATGGTATTAAACTAACCCGTGAGCAAATAAATAATTATCGTAGAAAAAAATTAAAAGAAGTTCGTAAAAATAAAGGGGTTGGTAGACCAAAACGACCTATTAATTATGTACCAAGACATCAATTAAATGCTATGAGGGATCGTGAGCTTAATCAAATAGCTCAACATGTAAATTATTATTAATAGAATTTTATTTAATTAATTTATAATTAAGTTAAATTTAATTTTTTTTTCTCTAATCAAATTATATAATGGTTGAAATACATGCTAAATATGTTTCTAAATATGATATGCAAAAAA